GCAAAAACGTACCATCACTGCCGCCGCTCGGTACGTGAATACCATGATCTAATGGTGCAGCGTCAGTAATACCATAACCAGCCAAGGTAGTCGGATTACTGCCAGCAGTAACGTGCCCCTGTGCATTTACAGTAACGCTTTTATATGTTCCAGCAGTTATCCCGCTATCAGGATGTATATACTGAGTTACCTGCTTCCACGTACCGTCAGCACAAAGATATTTATTCGCACTACCATCACGCTTAGGTACTAAACCATCTGCAGTTGTCGATACGATCGCATATGTAGTATCTTTGGCATTAAGAGTAACAGCACCAGTAGCAGTGTCAATGCTTAGAGTAACATTGTTCCCCTCAATCAGCTCAATCGCATCTTGTAAAATCATTGCATTATAAATTTTTCCGTTTACTTGGATTTTGCCAAATGCGTTTTTATTAACCTGAGCCCCAACCTCGATACCATTTAATTTTTTTAACATTTCAGGTGTCATCACACCCTTAACAAGTTCAGTTACAACTCTAAAATCCTGTTCATTCATATCAGACGAAAGCGAATCGACCCAACTTTTTACCCTGACATCATTTGATATTAAAACAGAAAAAATGTAGTTCAAGATTTTAAAATAAACCGGATCCTTCTGTATAAATTGCGGCAGTTCGTCAAAAAAGTCATTACTTTTATCCAAAAAAGCATCCGGACGTTTATATCCTGCAATCTCTTTAGGGAACAAATTATCTCTTTCTTTTGCAAGTTCTTCAACATTCATACCTTATTCCCCCTTAAAATTCCACGGACCAATTAGAAATAAATCCGCTTTCGTCGTCAACACCTTTTGGTGTTAAAAGTCGCATCTTGGCTGCCGTATTTTCGTTTTCATCAATCAGAGCAATTTCATTGATTATTGCAGTAACATCACCGGCCAGTATTTCAGCAGTAAATTGTACTGTAGTATCAACAGGATAAGTTACTGCTGTTATAGCTTTCGTCAAAACAACATTATTCAACGGACCATTATCACTAGGCGGAGCTGGATTTCCTTGTTCGTCAACCTCTCCACCTGTTCCAAACGCCATTTTTACAATTTTGGGAATTGTCCCCGTTGTACCAATAGCCTGAGCAAATAACGCTCTGTAATCAGCCGTAGTTTTTTTATTTGACGCCAGGAACGAACTGTTATCCATTGCCAAAACATCGATATCTTCACCATTCACATTTAAAGTATGTCTAACATTTACATCACTCATAATCTTTCAAAACTCCCTTCTACAATTTGATTATTTTTTGTAATCACACAAGTACATAGATGCTCATAACAACCTCTAAATTCATAGCTTCCACCGCAATCATGCGTACCATCAAAACAAAACGACCCATCAAAAGTATTCTTTGTTATCACCGTCCCATTTTGCATAGTAGACATTTCTGTATTATTAGCCATTCCATGAGCGGCAATGTGCTTATAAGACGAATTAATTTGATTTTTGATAGTAGCTTTGTGGCAATAAAAAAACGCCTGTAACGGCGTTATTTTGATTTTAGAAGCATATTTATTTTTTATATTCACGTGACCGTAACTTGAAATTGATTGTTCAACCTTAAATTTATGAGCTTGGCGTTCCTTGTAATTTTCATCTGGATAGATCCCGTCAAACCTGATAGTACCGTCAAAACAAAATTCTCCGTCCCAATATGTTGATCTTGATATTCCCTGATTCCAAAATCGATGTCTAGCATTAATATATCCAATAGAAGAATTTTTATGTTTTATCTTCACTGGCATATTTGCATTAAAAATCCAGGCCAATCTTAGCAGCTCTGCATGAAACGGTTTAACTTTGTCCAAGTACTGGCGTATAATGCTGCCAGCTTCAGTAAGACTACCAAATTCAATATTTCCAGTATCATCATCATTTGCTGATAATATTACGTCAAAATAATGTGTTTTGCTATTTTTCCAAAGTCCTGCTGTTTCATCAAAAAAAGGATCACCTTCGGGTTTTTCTTCCGTATAATTACCATACTGATCTCGCCAATATGTAGGTATGCTCTCGGCAACAATACCAAACGCATTCAGAAAATACCTGATAGCTCGCTTTGTTCCTTTCATACGGCATACATACGGCCAGTTTTTAATTTGCTTTCGCCACAATTTAGTATTATAGCCATATAAAGGGCAATTAATACCTGCAGCTAAATAAGGCAAATATTTATCATCACAATTATCAACATCAACTATATCCGGTAGATTCTTAACAGATTTTTCCAGATATTGAAAAGATGCATCTAACGCCTCTAAAAATGGTACAAATTCATCAGTATGGTAAATCCTAGGGACAAGTTTTGGTAATATCTCATTTTCATTCATAATCAACTCACCTCAAAATTAACATTTCCAAGTGTCAAAAGATCATATTCAGATACTGGTGTTACCGTATTTTGTGGTGTTGTAAGCTCCACCCAGTCTACACCTGGCGCACTATCCAAAGCTTTATATAAATCACTAATCCGTAAACTTTGCCCCATCTCACGATTTTCCATATCAAACAAAATTTCGATATTCTCATTGAGGTTAGCAAGTACTTCTTCTTTTAAATATCCCGGCTGCATTTTTACAGTCCCGGATATATCGACAGACTGATATGTCCCTGCTGTAACTTCCACATGATCAGTAATCATCTTTGTATCATCAATAGCTGATACAAACGCATCTCCTAACGCCTTTGACGGTGCAATAAATCCTCCATCAGCATCTCTGCACAAAGCATAAATACGGATAACATTCGCCTCTCCTGATCGCTCATGTATAATTGCTTTTGCTTTAGCAAATCTGCCTAATCCTTTATCAGCAAAACTGTTAGCTGCAGCAGTATAATCTTCTTCGGTTACTAATCTATTTTGCTGGGAATAAGTAACCGGTGCCCACTTCCGAGCATGAGCAATAGTTTCTTCATCTTCGCCACCCGTAGCAGCTTCTTCATTTGTGACGGTAACTGCAACAGGCTGTCCATTTGCATCATAACCAGTACCATTCACTTTGATAAGCGTATTCTTGACAATGTTTCCTTTTAGCCCGCCGCCAACACGATAAACGATTTTAACCATGCTTCCTGCCGTCGGAATCAATCCATTGCGGTTATCGCCAAAAATAATTTTGCCACGTCCCAACGCATCAATTTCTACAGTATAGTTTTTTGATAAAGCACTGGCAAAAGCAAAGCTTTCGACCTCTGTCCATTTCTCATATCCAACAGAGATTTGTTTTATATCAATGACACCTGTTTTAGATATTAAAAAACTCTGATTGGCAGAACCATCAGAGATACCAAGTATTTCTGTATAAGTTTTCCCTTGTGTCGCAGTACCGAATCCATTTAACTCACCAGCTAAAATAATTACATCGGCATCCAATTCAAACACAATTTTTTCTGAGGTAGTTAGTTCTGTACCAGCATTGATCGTTACATTACTTGGCACAGTGTATTTCAATGTAATTTTTACAGTAACTTTTGAGGGCACCGCACTACTCAATACATACCCAATCGCTTTGCAGCAATTTATAGCTTTTTGACGTTCCCTTGCCGTAACTAAAAAACACTCATTTGCTTGCCGATCAAGATAAAACAGTAACAGGTCTATTATATAAGCGTGAACCTCAAGTAACATTCTGCCAGCATTATCATGCTCGAAATCTGTCCAAGTATCAGGATACTTAGCTTTGATTTGTGCGATAACATCTGAAACAATACTGTCATGGTCCTTGTCAATATAATTTATTCGCACCAAATCACTCATTGATTTTCACCCCCATATTTCCAACTAAAAACATACTGCTTTCTTCTGTTCCGGTTTCATTGTATATCCAACTCAAACTAACTAAGAATATTCCTTTATCCTCATCCTTTTCAAGCTCCACATCATTCAAGGAAATCCTTTTTTCCCATAAAATAATCGCATCTACAATATAAGTTTTTGCTAAATAATATGTGGCAGTATCCATTGGCTCAAAAAGAAGATTACGAAGTTTGCAACCAAATTCCGGTAACATCACCCTTTCACCGGGGATTGTTCCTAAAATTTGAGCAATATTACTTTTTATTAAATCAGCACCAACATTGACTTTGAAATAACCCTGAGCACCACGGACGAACGGACTTGATATACCTTTATCCATATCAATCACCTAACCATTAATAATTACATCACTACTACCTGTGGCCATAGTATCGCCACAAGATATAGAATCACCAATGCGGCAGGCAGATTTCCCATTTACAATAACATTTTGACTGCCTGACGACGATGTCCCACTATGCGGGCTGTGATCTTCACAAGCACCATGCGTTTGCCATGCATCACCAACCCTATTTTGTCCCCTACCATTTACAATAACATTTTGACTTGCTCCAACCGCAGGAGTAGCAGGATAACAATGCGGATGCCCTGTACTCATATCGCTTAATCTCACAGCCCCCGGCATATTCAACTACCTCCTAATTCAAATAAATAATCTTGCCATTTATTTTTATATTTCCTGAAGAATCCATCAAGATAGTTGCACCAGCAGCCGAAGTTATTTTTATATACTCCCCGCCTGGTTTATCACACTGTTCAATACAATGTCCCCCAGCAGTACGCTCAACACGATAATAATGTGCATTCGCCATATCGTCACCGACAACACAACTTGGAATCTCTTTTAAAGAAATCCACGCACCAGTCCAAATTGGATTATTAGAATCCGGTTCACCATCGGTACATAAAAACTCAACATAAACGGCTTCTCCAATTTCAGGAACATAAAAATCACCTGGTTTTGCAAATTTCGGATAAGCCC